TGTACCTTGGGTGCAATATGACCCCTAAAGCTGAGAATTTCACCGCTAATGTCGACCAACTGGTTTTCCTGCTGGCGGAGTATCTAAAACGATGCGAGGGTTCACCAGCTCATCCCCTCCCATCGGAGAGTGATCTTGTAGACACAGCTTTGTGTTTTATTCAAGATCGAATTCTGCAACTCAGGAAAATGACCGCCGGACTGAAAACGCCGGGTATGTTTGACGTGTATCGCAATAAGTTGATGGTAGTGGGCGAAAGCATTATCATCAAGTGGTATACGAAATTTATGCTCGGATTGAGCCCTTACTTCGACCGGATCGCTGGATCCGGCAACTTGTTCGAGGTTATTTACAAGCAGATCGATAAGAAAATCGAGCGATACGGCGAATCGTATACGTCCTGGGAGTTCGGTGTGGATATGTATAATATCTATGCCAGAGCTTTTGCCATATCGAGGAACGTTGATGAGTTCAGCTATGTTCTAGCCGCAAATATTGGGAAGATTGACGCCGGCACCACCACGTTTGCGGATGGACTGGCTGAGCATGTGGCCGAGCTGGACCGAGGGATCGTCAGAGGGGAAATTCGAATTCCTCCGGCTGCACGCGCTCCAGCGCAGAATCCAGTCCTTCGAGGTGGGAGGAACAAGAAGGTGGAGAAGAAACCCGCAGCTTCGGACGATTATAACGATCTTGGAGTTATTGCCGAACGCCATTATCGCAAAGAGCTGTCGAAAAAATTTTTCCACACGGCAGCTAACCTAACGCTCCGGATCACCAAAGAGGGCAGAAAGCCTCGGTGCACGTGCAAACACCACACATATGAGCAAGTCATCAGAATGGATAAGCCGATACATTTCGGCAGTTGTGAGCTCAATATGGAGGCTTGTTTTAAAGCTCGGGCTTTTAATAGCTCTGTGGAGCCCGATTTGCAAGTGTGCGCTTTATTTAGACGATTTTTCAATGAAGTGTGGTACAAGCGCAATGCGCCCAAACTCAAGAATTATCTTTGGAACGTGCTGACCGCTGAAGAAATGAGTTTGGAGTATTTTCTGGAGAACACTGATCCTAAGAAGCGTAAACTGTATCATTCAGGTATCAGGTTTTTGCAAGAGTCTAACAAAAGAATGGATTGGAGGTACGAGTTTTTCGTGAAACCGAACGAAGTTCATTACGAAGAACTTAAAAATGTTAGACCGAGACTTATTGCTAACCCCAGCTTAGAAGTTAAAGCTGGAGGTGCATACCTGGCTCGAATTATGATCAAAGCACTCAAACACGTAGAGCCGGGATTTATCAGTGGTTTGTCATTGGACGAAGTGGCTGATCGAATGACCAGCTTTAGACACGAGGGCAGTTTCCGTGACGAGAACTGCTACTCTTACGATGGCTCAAGCCACGACGCCCATCAGAACTGGGCCG